AGAATCTTTTTTTAGTCGTTCCACCTGTGGTCCATACCTTTGAAATGAGCTGTTCCCGTCTTATGGATAAACTTCTTATCCTTCATAAGAACAACCAATTCGGCTTCTTTTGGATGTAGGGTTTCTAGAGTATCTAAGAACATTTTTTCCCTACGGATATTAGTCATCTTATCACCTGGGCCATTCTTAACAAAGTACTTAAAGTTCTTAGCGGCTCGCTGAATGGCTGAGGTAGTATATCCCCATTTGCCAGCTTCATCAAGATCTAATGGTGGTGCACCATCTGGGAGAGCAAACTCTACAGTAGAATCCATGCCGCCTTGTAGAATAGTACGAAGAGCTAAGCTATTATTATCTTTTAGAATCTTAACCTTCTCTTCCTTGGTCTGTGCTGCTGCAGCTTTTTCTAATACTTCGTAAACATATAGACCCATTATAAAAACTCTCCTGCGCATTCGATTAGCATCTTACAGCGCTTTTTAATTAAATAGTTTAGCACCTTAGACTGATGTGCTGGTTTACTCTCTTCGTAAGTTTTATTTATCTCTTCTACAAGATTGGCTGGTGTCTGAGTTAGATCAATCATTCTCTTGTTTCTGCAATAGTTACGGTATATCTCTTCACCCATAACTTCAGGAAGCTGATCGGCTGGAACACGGTATGTCTCTATCTTTTTCTTGGTCATAGGCGATTGTCTAATGCTATCAGAGAAGGTATTATCAGGACTTAAGACGTTAGGTACGCCATCGCCAGAATCACCTTTAAGAATATGCTCAAATAGGTATTCAACAGGATCGGAATGCTCTATAAACTTCTTAGTCATAGGCGAGAACTGGCGTACGTTGTTATATCTTTGTAGCTGTATAAAGTCCTTATCAGCAGATACAATCATTACTTCGTCGTGCTTACCAAACTCTTGCGTTCTTTCTACAAGTGCACCAATAACATCGTCTGCCTCACAGCCTGTTACGCGGACAGTCTTATATGGTAGGTTATCCCCGATCTCTTCAAAGACCAAATTAATAATACGGAAGACCTCAGGCCAATCTATCGTCGAGGCTTCACGGTTAGACTTGCGGGAATGTTTATATTGGGGGAAGACGTCTTTTCGCCAGTTAGAGGAGTCATTGGCAATAACCATTTGACCGTACTGATCACGAAACTTTTTGTTGTACATCCTTATAGAGTTAAGTATCATATGGCGAATCATATCTTCGTCAATTGCTACTTTTTGTACAACGATGTTAGCTATGGCAATAGCGTTATAATCTAGTATAATCATCTGTCTCACACTTTTTACGATTTAATAATGTATTATATCACACTTTTTACGAGTTGTAAATCCCCTAATAGATTTTCTTAATAGAATAGGATACAGGAGAAGTTAGGTTAATCTCCTGCCGATGGTCTTCAGTGTCTATAAAGATAAAGTGGTCTGGCTTTATTTTTATTATTTTCTTTAAACGAAAGACCTTCTCTACGGTGTGCTCAATCCTAGTACCATCTGGCAATATCTCTGCTTCTGATGCTGGTACTGAGAATCTAAGCTCCCACTCTTCTTTTATTAGAGTATACCACCAGTTCTTTAAGCTCATTAGTTATTCCTCGAATAATCCTGAGTGATCGTCCATTTGTCTTTTTAGCCCAGCTAAGTAATTAGCCATATCCTCCATCATAGGATGAAGTACATGATACCTACCGTTTTCTCTGAGCAACATAGCATAGGTTGAGTTTAGTACTACTGAAAGATCTTCTATCATTTCTGTACCGGCAAGAGGATCATAACCAGCTTCCATAAGCTCAAAGACTAATGCGTCAATGGCTCGTGTAGCTAATGCCATATGCGGGCAACCCATTTCTTCGTTATCAATAGCGTTAAACCTTTTTTCAGGTTGGGGATTTTTGCCTGGAAATGTTATTATATCAGCAGTCAATGTGAATATGCCTCAGATGTGCTTTACGGATCCTAACTTGAATCCATGCGTTATAATAGTCTTCTCGTAGTATTGCATCCCTTTCGATCTGCTCTTTTAACTCCATGTAGGAGCATTCGGACTTGGTTTTGCATAGGTGCAATATAGTTCTTTTAAAGTTTTCTTTGCCGAATTTCTCTAGGTCTTCTGTTAGTTCGCCAGATGAACCGTGGTACTTCTTCCAGTCTGACTCTGCCTTATACTTCTTTTTTTTGCCTTTAACTTGCTTAGACTTCATAGACCAAAATAGTTTTTTACCTATGTACTTTCTGCCGTTCTTAAGGTTCTCAATCAGATATACGAACCCGTATATTTCTTTAGGGTCCATTTCCTCAGGTGGTTCGTATATCTTATCTTCATATAGCCATTGATTCATAGGTAGTCCATATAGTTGTTATATGAACTATTTATGCATCATTAATCGTCGTTGAAATCGAGTTCCTCTTCGTGCTCTTCAGAACAGAATGGGCAGAATATTGGCTCTATATCTTCATACTCTGCTTCGTCAGATATAACCCTATATGTAATAGAGCAAGAACTACAAGTTAGCTTCATTGACCATTCCCCCAGATATCTCTCCAATCGCCTGTCAGTGCACCACGAGCATAATCCGTAGCTCGGTTCTCAAAGAAATTTGTATGCGTCGGTGCGTTAATCATTTCTTCTACCCAAAGTAGAGGGTTCTTCTTAATCTTGAATATACCTTTAAGACCAAGGCTTATAAGTCTGCGGTCGCAGATGTAACGAATATACTTCTTAACGTCTTCAGCTGATAGATTCTCCATATCTCCCATAGAGAATGATAGATCGATAAACTTATCTTCTAGCTCAACCATACGCTCGGCGATAGTGTAAATCTTACCTTTCAGTTCATCGTTCCATATGTCGTTATTCTCTTGCACGTACGTACGGAATAACTTAATCATATTCTCAGCATGCATTGTTTCATCAACAATAGACCATGTAATGATCTGACCCATACCCTTCATCTTGCCGTGACGAGGGAAGTTGAGTAGCATAATGAATGATGAGAAGAGTTGCATACCTTCAGTAAACGCAGAGAAAGCAGCAATATTAGTAGCAATTGTACCCCTATCCTGAGAATCGTTAGATAGGTCTAAGAAGTACTCATGCTTATTAGCCATTGCTTCATATTCTAAGAACTCGTTGTACGTAGACTCAGGCATACCCAAAGTTTCAATTAAATGGCTGTAGGCGGCCACGTGAAGCGCCTCACGGGCTGCAAATCCCATAAGCATCATGCGTACTTCAGGCTGGGGAAAATGCGGAAGATAGTTGTTAACATATCCTCCAGCAACATCAATATCACCTTGGGTAAAGAATCGAAAGATATTAGTTAAGAAGCCTTTTTCTGCATCCGATACTTTGTTATGCCAATCTTTAACATCTTCTGACATTGGTACTTCTGTGTGTAACCAATGGCTTTGCTCATGCTTAAGCCATGCATCATATGCCCAAGCATAATTAAAAGGCTTAAAGTAAGAGCGTTCATCGGTTATTTTTAATTTTGGTGACATTTTTTATCCTTCACACGCGAGACACGGTTCGTCGTTTACTAGAGCACTCATGTCTAGTTCCTTTATGATTTGCCTTTCAATTTTGTTTGACACTTTATCTGCCTTACCAAGCTTTTCTGATCGACAGTAGTAAAGTGATTTAAGTCCTTGTTTCCATGCCAGATAGTGTGCAGCATGTACGTATTTGATATTTGAATCTGGACGGAAGAAAAGATTAAGCGACTGAGCTTGATCGATATATTCCTGACGCTTAGCAGCATGATCTACTAACCAGCGTTGATCAATCTCCATAGCAGTCTTAAAGACGTCTTTTTCCCATTGATCAAGGAATGTTAAATGCTGTACCGATCCATCGTTCGATATAATAGAACTCCATACTTCATCCGATGTAAGCTTAGTATCTTTGTTTTCAATCTTCTGATTAACTAGAGCTACCAATTGCTTATTTTTGTTAAGAAAGGATCCAGATAACGTATCTTGGCGATACGCATTAGCTCTAAAAGGCTCAATAGAAGGGCTAGTATTCCCCATGATGATAGAGCTAGAAGCATTAGGAGCCACAGCCATAACATGAGAAAAACGTTGGCCAGTACCTTCCGCATCTGGGGGACTGCCACGTTCTGTACCCAGTTCCAGATTTGCTTCATCGAGTTTGCTCCTTATATGCTTAAACATCCTAATGTTAGCGCCAGTTGCCATAGCACTTTCCCAAGGCATATTTTTACTTTGTAGATACGCATGGAATCCTAAAGCGCCAACACCGATACTACGTTCACGGAAGGCAGAGAATTTAGCACGAGAAACTGAGTCCGGAGCATTATCAATAAAGTACTGTAGGACGTTATCTAGCATTTCCGCCATATCTTTAAGGAATTGCGAGTTCTTACTCCAAGAGTCATAATACTCTAGGTTAACTGACGAGAGACAACAAACAGCTGTACGCTCTTCATTGGTTGCTAGAATAATCTCTGAACAAAGATTAGATTGATGTACCTTTAAACCTAGGTCTTTTTGGAACTGGGGTAGTCCACGATTAGATGCGTCAATGTAGTGGATATATGGTTCGCCAGTCTCCATACGAATCTCGATGATCTTTTGCCATAACGCTTTAGCAGATACGGTATCCTTGATCTGACCAGAATGTGGTTCTACAAGATTCCAACCATCGTCAGCATCAGGATCAGTCATGGCACGTTCTACAACTTCCATAAACCGGTCTGTGATGTTAATGCCGTGGTGTAGATTTAAACAACGAACGTTTGGATCACCAGTAGGCTTACGCATCTCCAAGAACATTATAACGTCTGGGTGAGATATATCCAAATAAGTAGCGTAAGAGCCGCGGCGAGTGCGGCCTTGGCGATATGCGAGGCACGATGAATCGTAAGTCTTGAGATGAGGCATAACACCAACAGACTTATCATCGGCGCCACGGATGCCAAAACCAATCCCAACACCGCCGCCGAGCATAGATAACCAATTTGTTTCAGATAGATTTTCAACTAGACCTTCCGCTGTATCATTAATATAATTAAGGAAACAAGATATTGGCATACCGTTTTTAGATCTGCCAAATGAAAGAATAGGAGTAGAATAGGATAACCAGTGCTTAGAAGCATAGTCATATAGCCTTTGAGCATGCTCTGGATTAGAGCCAAATGTTTTACTGACGAAAGCAAATCTTTCCTGGGGAGATGTTTCATCATCCTTCATGTAACTTTCTTTTAGTCTTTGTACTCCTAGCTTATCGAATAAATCATCTCGTGAGTAGTCTATCTGAATACCCATATATTCTGTTTTTGCCATTCGCTTGTATCCCACATCATTAAGACCAGGACGGTCTTTTAATTTTTTATAGTGTACTATTATATATTAAAACAGAAGATTTGTATACCCTTATTTGGAGGTATTTTCCGCGGTATTTTCTTCTTTTTTATCATCGAAGGTGACAGACTTTTCGTAGTATAGAATTATCTGCTTTTGCTGAAGTATATACCTGCGTAGCTCTTGCAGGTTTATCGAGAGGCTTTCATACCCTTTAACAGTCATAGCAACAAATGCTAAGGATCCATTTTCTTCTACGAATCTTTCTAAGAATTCATCAACATTCTTATCAGATACAACATAGAATTCAACGTCGTTTAAACTAATAGGCTTAGGACTTGTTTGGAGGGGTATAACAGGATATACAGTCTCGGTGACTGTTACTATTCTTGGCTCATCATCAAAGTCTGGGAATATGCTACAGCTATTCAGCGACAGGGCGAGCAGTGTCAGACTCAAAAAGCCTAAACGCTTCACTTGTTCCATTGTTTATCCTTGTTTCTATTAGGCCGGGTTTAGCCAATACTAATTTAGTAAGATCGTGACTTGATAGCTTAGAGCGAATTTCGTCTAGTCCGCTCTCAGCTTCTTGTAGTTCTGCCTGAAGAGCTTGATTTAGCTCATTCTGCTTAGCAGCAGTTGCTTGCATTTCTTCCATAGCAGCAGTTTGTCTTTCTACAGCTTGATCGAGAATAGCTTTCTCTGCAGACAATTGGCGAATAGTAGCTTGAGTTGATTCATAGTAATACCTAGCTCCGTAGAGTGCTCCTCCAACAATGCCAAGTATTATTACAAACATATAGACTTTAAACATTATCTTTCTTTCTTCTCTCTATCATTTTTTTAATAGGGATTAGCCCTAAAGATCTGCGATACATAGCTTCTATACCATCTTTCTTTCTTTTATCAGCTTTAGAGTATCCGGTTGGGTTCATATCTACACCACCGCTTCCTGCT